AACCTGTCAGACAGAACCGCCGCCGCGATGTCGTTGAAATTGTGTGTTCCTCCAGCGTATTCTAAAGCGTCCTCAATCCAACGGCGGCACCGATTCAGCTCATGAAACGCATCAATCACCGACGGCCTCCGGCCACCGCATCAAGCCGCATGGTGCCCACGCGCCAGTCAGCATTCTCCGACTGCTGCAGCTTCATCTTGATCTGCCGACCACTGAACCGGACCGACGTTGGGTTGGCTGTGCTGTACGGGCCAAAGCTGGAGCTGTCGCCGTTGGGGTAAAACCGTGTCGAGAACGTCAGGCTCACATCACCTTGGTTCAGCTCGTCTGGGATCACCTCACGCACCGACATGATGTTGTCCCCAGCAGCGATCTGGAACGGCCCGGATTCGGCGTAGATGTTGCCGGTGTTGAGCAGGCCAACCTCGTGCTCGTACAGGAACCCGTCGGTGCCGACCATCAGGGGCTTGTCAAACGCGCCGTTGGACGTGCCGCAGGTACGCGCAAGACTGCCGATATTCCAGTGGCCTTCGCGGTAGTTGTAGAAGACATACGAGTCAACCTCGGTGGACGCGGCGCTTGGGTAGAACCACCACACCTCACCGTACTTGGGGTTGTGGACAGCCGACACCTTGCTGGCTTGCGCTGGGTTCATGTTGCGGAAGACGTAGTCGCTCACGTCAGACTGCAGCGGCTTGACCACGCCGTCGTACATCCAGAAACCGCCCTTGCTCATCCAGAACGCGGACGTGTCCGACACAATGGTCACGGCGTTGGTGGCGATCAATCCGCAGCCCGAGCCGATCTTCTCAAACGAGTACACAAACGGCTGGCCAACGTACTGTGCGCTGTGGCAGTCGTCGTCGGTCCACAGCAGGTTGATGCCGCGCACACGCTTGCCAGCCATCAACGAGCCAGATGTCACCAGCTCAAAATCACCAGCTTGGTTCAGCGTGGTGGCCGTCCAGACGGTGTTGTCCTCTTGGTCGCACCACTGGACCTTGCGCGGGTTGCCGCCAGCACCAAGGGCAAAAATAAAACGCTCGGACGTGACCATCAGGGCGTTGTTGTTGACCGGGGCGTTGGTGATCGCCGCCGCCAGCGTGGGTGTTGTGAAGCCAAGCTGCCACTCGTACAGCTTGCCATCAGCGTTGGAGCAGGCCACCAAATACTCGCCCCACGAATCCAGCGACCAAGTGGTGGCCGGTGTGACGGTGGACAGGTTGATGCGCTCGGTGCCGTATGGCTGCAGGCCATAGGAGGCGTAGCCGTAGCCGGTCTTGGTGCTGGCGTTGACGTTTCCAGACACAAAGCTGGTGGGGGTGATGTCGGCAATTGAGCCGTTGACCCGGAAGACCTGCAGCTTGCTGTGCGTGCCAACCGCGATCCAAGGACTGCCGTCGTTGTCTTCCCACACCAAGATGCCACGAGCAGTTCCGGTGACCGCGCTCTCGCTGCGCTTGCGCCAGCCACCCACTGGGCGAATCGTGTTCTCAAACCAGCGCACCAAGCTGGCGTCGTACCAGCGGCCTGCAGACTGCAGCTCGGTGCCGTTGCGGTACACGCCGGGAGGGATTTGGATTGGGATCAGTGCCATGGCTGTATTGTTCCAGAATCAGGGGGGCGTGGGGATCACATCAGGCAATGGGCCGACATAGTTCACCGCCATGACAGCCGAAGGGATGCCGGGGTGGGCACCCGCCGCCGCCGTGGCCTCCATAGTCACGTTGGTGCTGTCTGCGGCCCACTCAAGCTCAAGGTAGTCATCCTTCTGCATGTCGATGTTGAAGTTCCAGCCCACGTTGAGGTGGACGCTGGAGCCTGATAGTGTGTACTGGTGCGTGCTGTACCCGATGTCGGTGCCATTGCGCACGATCCACAGGTACACCTGCTTGGACGAGCTGGAGCCAGACACCAACTGCCCAGAGAACTGGAAGTTGTAGACGCCGGGAATTCTGACGTAGATGCGGCTCTCGGTACCGGCGTTGACCTCCACGCCGTTGTTCAGGTACTCAATCGGGAACTCCACGGGTGTGGCCGTGTTGATCGCCGCCAAGGTCTGGTCGCTGGTGCTGAAAAACAAACCGTTCGGACAGTCGATGTATTGCCCACCATTCGGGCCGAGGATTGACCGTAAGGTTGACGACAGCTTGAGCATGAACGTGCGCAGCAGACCGTTGGTCTGCTCGGCGTTCTGCTGCGTGTACGCACCACCCGGCGACGGCAAGGTGGGGACAATCGGCGTCTCAAGCGACTGCGAACGGTTTGCCATTTAGGCCACCAATCCGGGCAGGTAGACAGTCTTGCCGCCCTGCTTGGTTGCTGTCATCACCTGCTTCTTGAGGTTGTCTGGGTCGTAGCTCACATGCACCCAGCCGGAGTCGGGGATGCCGGGGGTGTAGAACTCCAAGATCAACTGGGTGAAGGACAGGTTGGCCTTGATCCACTCGGCCAGCTCTGCGTTGGCCACGCCGGGGATTTCGATGTCCGCGGCCATGCCACGGCAGTGGTCACTGGTGCGCGAGCCGCCGACCTTGGCGTTGACGTCAGGATGACGAAAGCCGGAGTTGATCTTGACGCCCTTTTGGTAGTGGTCACGGATGGGCTGCAGCACCTTGGCCGCAAGGTCCACCAGATTGGCGACCTCCACCGAGCCGGGGTCGTTGGGCATGTCGTAGCGCAGCGCGGTCTCGGACTTGGTCAGCTCGTGCAGGGAGAAGTTCTTGGTCAGTTGGGTCATGGTCAGACTCCGTCAGGGGTTTCAGGTTTGGCTTCAGGCTTCTTGGGCTTGCCGTTGTCGGTGTTCAAAGCCAACAGGGTGCCCAAGCTGCCGGTGATAAACGTGGCAATAGGGAACAGCAGCTCAAAGAAGCGTGCGTCGTTTGGCGCCATCTGGCCCATTGGCTGGGTCACAAACACCAGCGAGTACAGCACCGTGCCGACGATGCCCATCAAGGTCATGGTCATGCCGATGCCAATACAAAATTTCAGCTTCTCATCAAGGCTTGCAGGTTGGTTCATTTGGACGGTCCCATCAGGTCTTTGGTACAGGTGCCATCTGCTTCGCAGGCTGGCGGCTCACATTTCGGTTGACCGAAATTCTTTGGGTCTTGGCAAGGGTAGCGGTAAGTGTCGGAACACGCCGACAGCGCGGCCAAGGCTAAAAGTGTGATGATGGTTTTCATACGTCCCTTGCGTACCAAATTACCGTGCCGACAATGACACCCAAACCGCCCAACAGCGCAACGACCAAAATGATCATGAGAACGTCTTTGATCCGGTCAATGAGGCGCTGACGATCAAGCACTTTCTGGCGCTTGTCCGCTTCACGTTTTTTCTTGACCTTTACCTGAAACGCCAACCAGTCGTCCCACATGCCGCCGCGACCGGAGTAGATCATCATCTGCTTTAACTCGGCCTCTTGAATTTTCAACTGCTCCAGCGCCATGAACTCTTCAAGATCGCCACGACTTGAGCCACCTTTTTCATTGGCTTTTTTCTGGAGTTCGGCCTTGCTGTCAAAGTACTTGAATAGCGCATCTCCAGCGTTCATGATGTCGCCAGAGTTCTGCACCGCTTCTTTGATGACAGCAAAGGCTGCGTTCGCGGCTGCAAGCTCCAGCAACATGATCAGCCGCCCTTCATATGGCCGGCGACCCAAGCGACAGCAGCGCCCACACTGGACGCGATGGTCATGCCCATCCAGAAGCCGCCCTTGCCCTTGTTGGCAAGCTCAAGCAGCTCGGCAATCTGGCTCTCCATCTTGTCGATCTTCTTGTCCATCTGGGTGACGCGCTCCCACAGCACGCCATACTTTACGGGATCAATTTCTGGGTGGTCCATCATTTCACCTGCGCTATTGCTGTCCAAGCTGTGAAGAGGGTCGTTGTGTCAATGGCGTGGCCGTCAGCCTTTGCCGCCAGCTCTGAATATTCTTTTGTGCATTGCTCGAATACGACACTGAGGGTGTCGGCGTAAGCGGAAAGGGAGGCGTTGGTAGAACTGGCGAAGGTGCCACGACTGGCAACGAGGTCATCGCGCAGCCCGTCACGCTCAAGACGAGCAGAATCAGCAGCGGCAGCATTGGTACGCGCTTGTGCTTGTGCTTTGGCAACTGCATCATCTTTCTCCCTCTGCATACTGTTGGTTTTGTCCAGTGCTTGCTGCGTGGCAACCTGCACGGCTTGCGTGTGCTCCAGCACCATCTCGTCGATCTTTCCGTTCAACCTCCACCCGTTGGCGGTCCAGCCGGTGAGAAACCCCACAGCCAGCGCACCCGCCAAGAGGTAGGGGTTTGGGAGCATTACTCAGCCACAGGATAGATCAATCGGTCTTCTGCGGTGCCGACGATGGGGCCACGGCCCTTGACCAAATCAACGATCATGTCGTTGTCGTCGACCTTGCCCGCCAGCGCGTTGTTGCTGCTGTTGATTGCGATCTCGGCATTCTTGGTGATCGAGTAGAACTGCGTGATGCTGGGCACGATCAACGAGGCCCAAGGCAGCAACGACTCGGCCATGGTCTTGGGTGCGGCAATGGCTTGCTGGTTCTGCTTCACACTGTTGGCTTTCATCGCAAAATGCATCAACGCCATACCCTTGGCCTGTGCATCACCGGATGCAGCCATCTGTGCAATGGCAGTGTCGGCGCGGAGTTCTTGCTCGGCCTGACGCTGTTCACGCGCAGCAATAGCGTTGTAGTAGGCGTCTTGGTTGGTGGCGCAAGCCGTCAGGGTCAGTGCCACAGCGGTGGCGAGGATGATGCGTTTCATGTTTATCCTTTGATGTGTGAGACAACCCAAGCGACCACAGCGCCAACCATTGACGCAATGGTCATGCCCATCCAAAAACCACCCTTCGACTTGTTTGCCAATTCCAGCAACTCACCGATCTGGCTTTCCATCTTGTCGATTTTCTTGTCCATCTGCTGGACGCGCTCCCATAGAACGCCGTATTTTACGGGGTCGATTTCACCGGGTTCCATTGCTTACTCCTGTGGTGTTTCCAGTGTGCGGATTTCTTCACGCCACGCTTGACGCTGGACCACGATGTTTTCATCGGGCTTGTCGTAATCGGGCAAGACTTTGTAGTCGCTGTTGTTGAGCAGCGCCTTGAGTTCAGCGATACGGTCAGCGTTGGCCTTGGCTTGTGCCTTGGCGGGGTCAACTTTAATTAAACTCATTGGATTCACCTCCGATACCGTCAGTCAGGTCTGCTTCGTCAACCGTCCAAGCATCACGATCAGATCGATCTGATGGGATGTCAGCAGCGTCCACGATCTTGAATGGCTTGCCAGCAGGGACGTCCTTGATAGCGATGGCGTGGATGCTGTGCTGCTCAAGGGCTTCTGGTGTTGGGATGATGACAGCGACTACGCCGTTGTCTTGGTTGTAGATGATGCGGTTCATGGTGTGTCCTTTAGCGGAATACGCTCAACATAACAGTTGGGAAATCTGTTTTTGTTGATGTGCCGTTACCCGTATAAATTCTGAAAAGCGATGTTGTCCGTGCAGTCAAAGATGACTCTGCTGCACCAACTTGCGTATCGGAAGAGCCAGCACCCAACCCATCACAAAACGCATAGTTTGTATCCTGCATAGCAGTCGTAAAGTTGATTGTGTAATCGCCAGTCCCGTTATCCGTAATACTCGACACATTCCCACTCGCACGAATAGCCACAGTGCCAGTGCCGTTGAAGTTCACCCAAGCGCGGGCTGAGTACATTGGCGCATCACCAGTTGAGTCAGTTGTTGCCACTGTACCAGATCGATCAGGCAGCGTCAGGGTCTGGTTGGTGTTGGTCGCTGGTGGGACGATGGTCATGATGCCAGTCCCGCTTTGGGACAGCATCTCAAGCTGACTTGCAGCCAATGTTCCGTTTGCCATTACTCTTGCTCCTCGGGCGCTTCGACCCATTGTTGATTGTCTTCATCCCAGATGTAATTATCTCCGGGGGCCGGGACGGGCGCTTGCCAGTCAAAGTTCTCGTCCAGCGACCAGCTTGCGTATGGCTTGGGCGCAATGAACACATCGTCCACCGCGTTGTAGCTGCCACCGATGCTGGCGTACTGCTTGCGCATGCTGCCGTTGTAGCTGGTCTGCACCCACTCGCCGCCGAGCAGGTTCGTGCAGAACTGCTTGCCGATGGCTTCTGACTCTTGGCCGTTCTCGTCCAAGATGTCGCTGTTGTTCACCACGATGACCTGAGCCACCACGCCTTGTTCGTCGATTTGTGCGAAGTGCGCCATTATGCAATCCTGTACCGAATAACGACGACACCCGAGCCGCCGTTGCCGGCAATCGCCCATGTGCCACCGGATGAAACGCCAGAGCCACCGCCACCGCCTGTGTTTGCTGTGCCACTCGTGCCGGGGGAACCTCCTGCACCACCACCGCCAACGCCGCCTGATCCATTGACGTTGCCAGCGACACCAGAGCCGCCACCGCCACCAGCGTAAAAGACTGCCGATCCAGTGGCAAGCGTGTTTGATGCGCCAGCACCACCGTTGCCAGCAACTGATGACCCAGAAGCGTTGCCGCCCACAGCGCCCCAGCCACCGCCACCGCCACCGGATGTACCGACGCCAGTGTTGCGGCCACCGTTGTTGCCTTGGCCACTTGTACCCGCACCAGCCGTACTGGTGCCGCCACCACCACCGCCGCCGCCAGAGCCTCCAGCGCCACCAGCTTGGGCGTTGTAGTTGCCGCCTCGACCGCCGCCCGTTGGGGCTGTGCCAAAGGCAGAGGAGCCGCTGCCCTGTGCGGACGTTGCGCCGCCGTTGCTTTGTTGGCCAATGCCACCGGCACCAACGACGACAGAATAGTCCTGTGAGGCGCTGACGGTAAGTGACGACGTCAACACACCACCACCACCGCCACCACCGCCTCGGCCACCACCACCACCACCGCCTGAGACAACTAGGTACTCGACCAAGTTAAAAACACCACCAGTCTCGCGCACGGAGAACGTGCCAGAGCCAGTGAACGTGTGGACCTTGTAGGTTGCCCCGCCGCTGGTGTAAGTCGTCTCAGTGCCGCCCGTGGCGTTTAAGAACGGAATCCTAGTGCCAGCGGTCAGTGCAACAATGCCCGTCATGGAGACACGCTCCCGGTGATCACGCAGACCGTGCCGCTGATAAACAAGACCGAGCACACACCGCGAGTGATCAATGTCACCGTGGCGTCGTCTGCGTCAATGCCGGAGATGTAGGCCGTGGTGATCGTGCAAGTGATGGTGACGTTGCCGCTGGTGTTGTTGAAGATTGAGACGATGTCGCCCGTTGCAAAGGTTGCGTCAGGGATGGTGATAGAACCACCAGAGCCAACTTCAATCATTTGACCAACATCAGTGACCAACAAGGTGTACGAGCCAGTCTTGGCAGAGCCAGAACGGGGCACACCCGCAAAGCCAATCGTGCCAGAGTTGTCTGGGATGTTCAGCGTCCGGTCGGTGTTGGTGTTTGGCGACGTGAGCGTCAGCGTACCTGTGCCGCTGGCGTTTCCTGTGATTGCGACTTTGGTCATGTTCAGCCCTCGTACATGATGTTGATGGTTCCGGCATCGAAGGTGTCGGTGCCGTTGACCGTGGTGATGCGAACCCGATCAAGTACGCCGCCAAGCGCAAGTGAGCCGTTTGTGACATACAGCGCCACCGCGGCTGAGTTGCTGACACCACCAGAGCAAACCCAAGTAGTCCCTGTTTGCAGGTTTAGAACAATACTTCCGTGAAAAACAGTTGCGGCCGACCAATTTGGAGCGCTTACACCGATAAAGAAACCGGAAGTGAAAGTTGCAGAACTAACTGATGAAGCAACAATAACTGAGTTTGTTCCTAAATACCCAGAAGTTGTGACGCTTCCTGCGCCAATTTGAATTTGTGGAGGCGACGTACCACTCGTGCTCACACCGCTGAACATCACCGTGATCCGCTTGACCCACGATGGGATGCCCGTGAAGTCGATGCTGGTGCCGCTGGTTGATGCGACAGCAGTACCAGAAGTAATCGCACCACCTTGGATGGTCTTGTTAGTCAGGGTCTGTGTGTCGGTCGTGCCAACAGCAGCACCAGCGGTGTTGCCCAAGCCACCAGCGGGGAATGTGATGCCCGTCGTTCCATCAATAACTGTTGCCATTTAAAACTCCTGAATCAAAGAACGATCCAGCGGCCACCGCTGGGAATTGTTACTGTAATTCCATCCTCAATCGTGATGGGTCCAGTGCTCATTGCGCTCTTGTTTTCCGTGATCGTGTAGTCGGTCGTGACAGACTGGTCGTTCTCATAGAACACGTTGTCACCACCGGAACCTGTGGCACCACCACCAACAGAACTCCAGATCAGGCCGTTGTAGCCCTCAAATTTCGTCAAGGTGGTGTTGTAACGCATGTCACCAACAAACGCGGCGCTCACCGTGATTGAACCCACGGTCTGCGAATTGTTGACGGTGTATGTACCGGTGCCGCCCGTGCCCGTACCCAGTGCGGTGATGGTCGTGCTGGCAGAGATGCCAGTGCCCGAGATGACTTGTCCAACGACCAGCTCACCAGAGGTCACGGCAGTCACCGACAAGGTGGTGCCGGTGATCGATGCGGTCACCTCAGCACGGTTGCGCTGCGCAGTCGTGCCGACAGGGAACTGGACCGCGTTGGTGTATGTGAAGCGACCACTGGTGGTCACGGCCAGCTTGGAAAAAGTGCCAGCGTTGGGGGTCGTCTCACCAATAGCCGGTGGCGACTTGAAGCCATTACCAGCCATCGTGCCGTTGACGGTCAGCACCTTGCCAGAGCCGACATTCAGTCCAACAGAGCTGCCAGTGCCATCGGCCTTAAAAATGGCGTCAATGGTGTCCAAGTCGGTGTTGAGCTTGGTGCCCCACGTGTCGGTGGACGCGCCAACCTCTGGCTTGACCAGACTCAGGTTTGTGGTGTTCGTATCTGCCATGCTTTGTACCTCTCAATGGGGTCAATTATCAGATGAAACAGGCCGGAGCGGAACATCAAGCCGCAGTCCAGACCTCTGTGTTTTGGGCGACCGGGGTCCATGTCTCGGACGTGTCCGGTATTCCTGTCCATGTCTCTGCCGTGTCCGGGTTGAGCTGCCACTTGAGCACCCCAGCAATGGCCACAACCGAGGTGCAACTGATCGGCGCAAGTGACCGCGTAATCCGCACCCCACGCGTGGCCATGGTGGACGTGCCAGCAATGGCGAAGCCCTGATTGACCACCACGTTGGAGCCGATCTCAATGATCGAGTCCGACGCCACAGACGCCGACATGAACGCAATGCGGATGGCATCAACCACCACCGACGACTCTGCAAGAACAGCGAAAGCGCCAAACGTGACACGAAAACCAGCAGCCGTTGCGCTGCTGGTGCTTTCAATTGACGCGGCCCCGAGGCTTACTCCAAACGAGTAATTGCCCCCGCCGTAGTAGCCGGAGCCGTATGCTGCCATGTTAAGTCAACGTGACAGTCAAGCTGGTGGCAGGGATGCGGAACACGTCGCCATCGTTGATGGTCCGTGCCGTTGTCAACTGCGCCCAAGCAATCATGTTGCCACTGGTCGATGCGTCGAAGATGGCCGCATGGGTGATCGTGCCCCAGTTACCGCCAGAAGCTGCGTCAAAGTCAATCGCCGCGCTGTTGCTTGCCGTGGTGTCGGTGCCGGACACGGTGATCGTCCCGGTTGCCTTGCGTGCGTAGCCGTTGCCGGCCACCTCAGTGCCGCCGCCAGCGTCGCTGGGAGCCGCAGTGAACAGGCCAACATACCAAGCCGTTGGGCGTGTTGCCGACCCCGTGGTGAGCAGCCATGTGAGAACGAGGTTCTCCGTGTGATTGGTAAAAGAGGACATCAGCGTGCTCCAAATGGTTTGACTCGCGCACGGATCAGTCCGCTTGCGCTTGCGTTCTGGTCTGCGAACTTGATCGATTCAATGGCTGTATTGTAAAGATTTCCCCACACCGCGACACGCTCGTCGTCCTTCAAATACGGTGCGGCTTGCATAAGCGCCCCGTAGAGATAGGCGTCGGGAGAGGATGTCAACAAGAAGTTGGTGGTCACGCTGTCGGACAGCTTGGGCAGCTTGGCAAAGTACATCAGCTCGGCTGTGTATGTCGCATCGGGCGTGGGTGACACACGAATCTGGTTACCCACAATGGTGAAGTATTTGGGCATGCCCGGTGCGTTGGCGTACAACTGGTCACGGTCGTCCATCTGCTCAGGCGTCAAGAACTCAATGGGCTGGATGGGATTGGAGCTGGTGATCTTGAAGGTCTTGGCCTCCAAGAAGTCGGCAGGCACCGCGCTGTACTGCGTATCAACCGATGCCGTGGCCCGTGCAATCATCTGACGCACGCGCAGTGGCCGCTCCATCTGGGACTCTGCCAGCTCAATGAACGTGGGGATCACCGCGGTCAAGTCTGAGCGGTTCAGAAAATCAGCGATGTTGCTCTTGAGCTGCGTGTAGTTCATTTCATTCCCTGCCAATCAGTGTGTGCTCGTGCTTGTACTCAAACGTGCCAATGTGGTGGACCTCTTTGGATAGGTCTTGGTCGATCATCGTCTTGAAGCCGTTCTCGGAAGCACGGCGGCAAAACCAGACGTCCTCACCGATGTAGTCCTCTGCGGCTGGCACCCAAGGGATGGCAAACCACGGGAACTCCATCTTCTTGTAGACCTCTGCCTTCACGAGCATCACGCCCATGCCGCAGTAGTCCACCTCGACCAAGCCGGTCGAGTCCTGCTCAGTATAAACGCGCAGCACTTCTTTGGCGT